TTCTTGTTCCTCGGCAACTATTTGATCATATTTTAATAAGCTAGACCCATTTAATTTATGTAACCCACCTTTTTTAAATCCTGTCGTCTGGCGGGCAACTTTCCGCGCTTGAGCAACAGCTCTCGGTTGTGCCGTCATCGCTTTGATGCGACCACGGACCGGGGCCGTTTGAACTTTCTTCGCTGTTTTATAAATATCTCTCATCGTTAAATCACTGCTGCAAAGTACTCTCTTTTAGGTGCAATTGCAACCAGACCACCTTCCCGGTAGGTGGACATTTTCTTCTTACTTAACTGCTTCGCTGCACTGTCGGGAATTTCAAGAACCATAGATTTAAAGCTACCTTTACGCATTTCAGGAGAACCCGGAGCTCCCTCACCAAAATTAATAGCATTAAATCCTTCCCCGCTTGGGCTCATTTCATTCTTCTTTGCTAGAACAAAATCACGGTTTTGTCTAGTTTTAAAAGAAGCAATAACCTCCCCATTTTTGTTTTCAATGGCGTAGAGTTTCATAGGATCATAGTTAAAAATCTCTCTTTGCACCACCTTTAGCTTAATCCCATGTTCTTTCTCAATTTGCTTAGCAATCTTTTTTAAAGCATCCACATAAACAGCGTCCGGAGATACTTTCTTCTTTTTTCCTCCTGGAAGCGCTTTCTGTGTAAGTCCTTTGACTTTAGTTCCTCGTGAATCTCCATAATACATATACATACCCGCTTCTTTAGATCGATTACCCACTCCAGCCGGAACAATAGTGACTCCTCTTTGTCCTGAACGAATGGCGTCGTCGACCATGGTTTTAATAGCCAACATGTCATATCCTGGGACTCCTCCCGTTCGTCTTAGATAAGGGAAGAAATCAACTTTCTCTCCTGTGGGAGCTCTTATGGCAAGCGACCCAGTTGCAGTAAGCTGTACATCCTGTTTCGCTAAAAACTTTCTTAGTTCCGCCTTCTCAGCGTCGAGTTTCTGAAGATGTTTAAGTTCTTTATCGGTCATGCTACGATTGACCCATTGTCCTGGTGCCACTTCTTTTTTTAAATTCTTAGGAAGAAAGGGTTCCATTTCTTTATTAATCTCGTTCAGTCTTCGTCTGACATGTGCTTCCGTTAATGTCGTTCCAAACGGACTGGTCATGGCTTCTCTTTTTTTCACTAAGGCTGCTTTTTCTGCAGCAGTTGCATCGCTATGCGTTCCCCAAAAAGGTTGAAGAGTATCGGATTGAATTTCTTCAATGGCTATAATTTCGTTTCCCGATCGATCATAACGCGTTTTATAACGACTATGCACAATCGGATTATCCACAGGATAATGAGTTGTAAATCTTGCTCGTCCACTACTTCTATTGAAAGGAATTGCTTCATCTAGATAAATAACCTTCTCTTGGTAATTAAATCCTCCCGGAAGTGAATAGTCCCTCTCAAAACTACTATGCGTTCCCCCCGAAGCTTGAAAGACGTCAACGTGGCCCTTCTTAGTGACTCCTGCTTGATTGGCCATCTTATTTATTTTCTTGGCGTTTTCTATGTAAGCCCGCAAGACTTGCTGGGTTCCTGAATCCAAAGAAGGTAGTATATTATTCATTCGTTCCACCATCGGTAAAAAGAACTCATTTCTAAAATTGCTGTTGTCAAACCTCAAGTCGTTGGCGGTATGATACATAGATTTATCTAACGCTTTTACATCTTTCTGAACCTGTCTTAGTTTACCACGCGCTGCAGTATTCTTGGTTGCAAAAATAGCTTTTTGCAGAAAGTTGTCCATCGTATTGCCCATCATCGTGGTTGTGGCATAAAGATCGTAATACACAGCCGGTGATACAGTAGCACTTTTATAGGTTTTAATCTTTAAATTCTGTGCAGGAGATTCCTTAAGTACTTTTAAAATATCCTGTTTACCAATGACCATATTAGGCGTATTGGAACTCAAATCAAAAAGCGTTCCTCCAATGGGTTTATTATTGGCATCTAGTTTTAATAGTCCTGAATCAAACAGTTCTTCCTTTTTCAATTTACCCGATCGAACCATTCCGGCTAAATACGCAGTCATATTTTTAACCGGCATTTGCTTAAAGTTCTGCGCAGCAATTACATCGTAGGCTGCCGATCCTAAAAACTCACTGGTTGTTGCAGCTGTTCCCGTTCTGACTGGCGTCAGACTTTCGCCTAAGGTAAACTTCTCGGTAATTCTCGTTGGCACCGATCCACTCTCCAGCATCTTCGTTTTATCTTTCACCACGACTTGGTGTTGTGTTTTATGCTCTTTAACCATTTTTTTCGTTTCAGCTAGAATCGCGTTTGGAGATGTAAGGTAAGGTCTCTGGACTGCAACAGCCGCTGCAGTTCGTCCTTCGATCTCTAAAAGGTTAATAGCGTGGTCATCAAGCCTTAGAAACTCGTGAAGATTTGTTCGAACCATTCGGGCATCAGACACTCTTCGATATTCAGGCAATCCTGCCAACCAGTGATCGTATGCCACTCTCAACCGTGGAGTATTAATAATATTCGTGAACCACTCAAAGTTCTGCCCCTGAGTTCCCCTTAATAGATTGGCTTGTTCCCCATAGCTACTAGCTTTTTTTCTAAAAGGAGCTGTAGCGATTCGATACGCTTTGCCTACATTTCTAGTCAAAGGACGAATCAACGATCCTCCCAACCACCAAGGAATCATTCCTGCCGCCATAATCGGAGCTCCAACCCCGTGAACGCCAATCCCTGGATAATCTTTCTCTTCGATCGCTTTCTGTAAAAGCTCCTTCTCTTCATCATAATAACCGAACATTCGTTTCTCACCCAGAACGGGCATCATGTCGAGGGCGAGTTCTTTTTGCATACCCAGAATACCACGACCAAAATTCTTCATGGCCTGCCATTCCCGCTTATTAGGTTTACGCATTAAGAGCGCACCTGGAGCAGGAAGATCTTTCCACGTCACTTCTTCTTCAACAGTCTCATCATCAAGCTGATCAATGCCTGTTGTTCCAGGTTCATTGGTCGGTATTTTTACATCGAATGGTAATTGATCTATAGCCATTAGAATCCTTTTCTTGCTAGTTTAGGCTTTCTCATCAAGCCCCCTTTGTAATGCTTTGGGGGTCCTTTGGTAATTTTTTCCAGAATCGTATCTCCCTTAATTTTTTCCTTGTACTTTGCCAGAGCATCGCGCGCTTCGTGCAACAGCTTCTTGCCTTTAGGATGCAATTTAGGATTCTGCTTTATTAATTGTTTAACCATACCCGTAAGACCTGCGCTTATGTTAAATCGTTTATCCACTCTGCTGATCTGTTTCTTTGCAAAAGCTTCTGTTGTTTCTTTAAACATCGGATGTTTTTTAATATACGTTTTATAAGCAAATTTGATCGCGGGTTTTAAAAGACCCGTCAACATACTTTTTTGCGGTTTTAAATTTTTTTTCGGTTTAATTTCAGCCATTAAAATCCTCTTTTCGCTAGTTTAGGCCTGCCCTTAATTAAACCCCCTTTTGCGTGTAAGGTTGGTTTTGGTATGTATCGCATCATTTTTTTTATATCCCCATATTCTTCGATAGGGACAATAGGTCCTTTGGAATGAATTATATACGTTCTTTTTGAACCTTTATAACTTCCAGTTTTACTTTTTTTAGGCATTAGAAATAGTATTTGGGCCTTTCCCCTTTAGTTTTTTTCTCTCGTTCCTCGTCAGTGAATAAACTGACAAAGTTCCCTTTTCGATATCTTAACACAGCCTGTGTGGTGCTGTCGACATAGTCATCATTATCTCCGAAAGGAAAGGACGCACATTCCTCGATGACCTCTTCGGCGAATTTCTCATCCGCTGGATAAAAGACCTGACCGGATTCAAAGACCGGTGCACACGCGTGAACCCGTGCATGCTTGTCTTTCCCCTTAATCGGTACAAAGTCCACGACTGGGATCCCCATTTTACGCATCTCCTGGATTAACGGCTCGCCCGTTGCTTTTCGTTCAATGATCACGGTTTCTGGTTCCCAGTACTTGTACTGGTCAAAAGCGACCAACTTAAGCTCTGGAAAATCAAACCGCCCTCTTAAAGCATCGAGTAAAATTAAAGCAGGTTTATAATCTTCGAACGGAGTAAAGACTCCCCACGTAGTAATGGCTGAATAGTCAGCCGTTTCCTTTTTAGAAAACGCCGTATCATAACTTTGAATAATGTGACTGATTTTAGGCAAACGATCTTCTTCCCACTTTTGCCACCATTGTCGTTTAAGAATGGCTCCTTCTTCCGCCGTTGGATTTTGCATGTACTGTGCATTCCATTTTTGTATCGGAATAGAAGACTTGGTTCCCAATAAAGATTCAATGGTCCAGTACTCTGGCCACACCGGCTTATCATTCGGAAGAATCGCTGGGAACTCAATCACTTCCCATTGATCGGCTCCTGGGTTCCGCTGTTCGTGGAGGAGTTTCCCTGTAAGATCGTTCGTTGCCCATCGAGTCATAACCAAGACAATCGCTGCACCTGGTTGGAGACGTTGACGAGGACCTGAGGTATACCACTCGTACGTTTTTTCAAATGAATCCTTGGACCCTGTATTTTGTTCCGTATGGGGATCATCAATGATCAGGACATCTGCTCCACGACCGGTGATTGATCCTCCCACACCCGCTGCATAGTACTCACCCCCTTGGTTCGTTTCCCAACGTCCTGCTGCTTTCGAATCGGCAGAGAGTGAGACGTTCTGGAAAATTTCTTTATATTCCTCCGAGTCGACAAGGTTTCTCACCTTCCGACCAAAACGTTGTGATAGTTCTGCATTATGTGAAACTTGCATAATCTTCGCTTTAGGATTCCTGCCGATGATCCAGGCGGGTAAAAGATAGGAAGCAAATTCAGATTTCGTATGCCGTGGGGGCATGTTCACAATGAGTCGTTTAAGCGTACCGTTGGCGATTCGATTAAACTTGTCAGCGACCAGTTGATGGTGGCCCCAGTTCTTTTTGGTAGCCCCTTTGCGATATACAAAGTCCGGCCATACTTGTGTTACAAAATAGATGAAATTTTCTCGGCTCGTTAAGATTTTTTGTGCATCCAGATATTTTTTAATAGTCTCTAGTTTTTCTCTGGGTAAAAGTTCTAGGTCCATATAATACCTATATCATTTTAAACACTCATTTTAAACAACTTCTCCCTGTCCTTGAAAAAATGGTAAGAGTTCGTATTGCTTTGTTGTACGGCCTTTTCAATCAAGACAGTATATTTCCCTTTAACCATACTTGCATCCAAATGATGTTGAAAATGTTTATACTTAATTTTATCTGTCCATAAATAATAAGTTTGCCATGTAAAAGGATGCTTGTTTAAAACCCTTTCCATTTCCGCGTCGTTGGTTTGAGCATATTCAACAATAGGATATTTAGTTAAAAAATTTAAAACACCTTCATGATTCCAGACAAAATAACGATGGTGATGATATCCTCTCCACT